CGACACGTGAAAGTGTCGGCTACTCCTTAATCAGAACCAAAAAGTTGTTTCAGAATACTTTTTAAAGTACCTGTATTCACTTCTTGTGCGTCATGTCTTGGCACTGTAGTAGATTTCCCATTTGCAGGGTTTATCCACAAGTCGTGCCTTGAACCGTGTCTTAAAAGTTTGCATCCTTTCTTTTTAAGGATGCGCTTTAATTCACTCGACTTCATATTTACTAAAAAAATTAAAGAACTCTTTGTCTTAATGACGATGCAAAGGTAACAAAAAAGTTACGAACTACCAAATAAATGAGTAACTTTTTTGTTACATATATTATTTTTTTTTTGATTAACGAACATGATAACTATTTATCACGGTCTCGAGCATCTCTGAGATTGACACTCCTGTCTTAATAGCTAATTGCGTTAATCTTTCCTTTGCCTGCTCGCTCACACGAGAGCTGAGCGGAACTTTGCCTAAGTACTTACGCCCAGAGTTAGGACGTGCGCCACCTCTATTATCACTCATATCGATTTCTTTTCGTTAAAAACTCAGCAGCCTTGCGCAATGAAGAAGCAAGACTCTCTGCTGTTACTCTTTCCTCTTGGAGTTCTAATCTCCAGCGAGGAAACTTTTTGCGATACAGATACGTAGTCGCTTCATCCTCGCTCGTCTCATATCCGTAGACATGATTGAAGCACTTGCTCCCGTGATGTCGAGCAGCCCATTCACCCATTGCACCGACGATGCGAGCGAGCTCTTCAGCTGTAGCCGTACTATCCTCTAAGAGAGTTACCTTCTGACTCTCATTAAACTGTCCATCTTGGAATGTGATTACAACCTTGTTCTCTGTATCAGTTAGCACCCAACCCTTAGGCTGAGTGCTGCTCTTTTGAATTATATATTTTCCCATATTAGTAAACACCGATAACATAGAGGTTTCCATCCTGTAATACAGAGGTATCTTCTTTCTTCATAGGCTCGCTGTAACCGCTATTGTCGAGGAAGATAAACTCGTCTTCAGCGAGGTTCTCTATACGAGTCTTAATGACGCTCATGTCCTTCAAGAACTCCTCTCGCTCATCCTCTGTGAAGTCAGAGTTTTCCAAGGTCTCGTCGATGTCGACCTCCTGGAAGTTCTCAGCGTCTCCCTTAAAGAACTTAGTGAAGTCTTCGTAGTTACCGAGGACGTCAAAGCCTGCACGTGGACTTTCGTCAAAGAGGGTATATATTGAAGAGGTTTCACCCTCATTCTTGAAGCTTGCAACCTTCATATTGTTCTTCTCAGCGAAGTCAACTGCCTCTTGGAAAGAGTTAAAACCAACTACGGCTTCGCCTTCTTTAAGACCAAATGAGGTACCGATGTTAACTACTGAAAGATTGTTCTGGTTTGCTAATTCTGAAATATTCTTCATAATCTTTGCCCGTCATGCCGATAGCGCAGCGTTTAGATTTATTATTTCTTGTTTAGAATGTTAATTAAAGATGCGTATTATACGCAATACCATTATTTAAGTTTACGTTAAACTTAACACCAGTTTTTTTGCATCTCATTACTTGGAGGTGAGGAGCTACCCTGTCATTGAAGCCCCTGTGGGAAAAGAAAATTCTTCCATCTTCCATCTCAACGAGACCTTGACGACAGCAGTCTCTGTTATTTACAATTTGTTCAGCAGTTTCTCTTTCGATTCCATCTTGATAGTTGTATCTCATACTTTGTGCCCGTCATGCCGATAACGCAGCGTTTAGGTTATTATTTCTATTTTTGATTAAATGTTGTTTTCGACCATGAACTTTGCGAGGTAATAAGCCTGCTTCTCGCTAATTCTACCATTACCGATAGATGCTTTTGCGAAAGTGTCGATAAGAGAGTTAATGAAAGTGTTTTCTGTTTCAACCTTGTTGAGAGCGTCCATATAAGCATCAACAAGAGAATCGTGGTGATGATTGTTTACGGCTAAGAGACCTTGCTTTGTGCTTTCAACCTTATCAGAGATTGTTATAGTTTGCTTCTTAGCCTTTGGTGTAGCCTTCAAACTCTCACCGTTCTCATCGAAGAGATTGAATGCCATCTCCTTCTTTACAGTACCATTGAGGTAAGTGACCTCAACGTAACCTGTTGATTTTGTTATAATACTTGTGATTGTGCCTTCCTGGTTCTTCTTATTAAAGACCTTAGCTCCGATGTTTATTTTTGATGTTCTCATATTGTTTACAGTTTTTACGGTGTGTCTCACCTTCTTTAATTCTACGATGCAAAGATAACAACTTTATTTGATATATGCAAGCGTTTTTCAAATTATTTTCGAAGAAAGTTTATTTTTTCTCAATACTTTACATAAAAGAGCCGTAACAGTTCGAAAACTGCTACGGCAACAAAGAACGAGCATCGTTATTCTATTATTCAACGGTCACGAAACCGTGACGGATTAAGTCAGCAAGGAAGGCGTCGGGGTTGTCAGTGGAAACGAGGTAGCCCTCGAGTTCCTGTAAGCGGTGAGCAAAGCGCACCATATAGTCTTCGTCTGTGCCTTCGCTATCGAAGCGACTGCCTGTGCGAAGCTGGTGAAGGAACTCCTCGGGGCTGTATGCTACAATTTTGTGGTTGTCTCCTTTAACGTGGTAGGTTTTGAAATTTGGAGAATCTATTCGGTGATGTTCGGGGACTAAATTGTGGGGAAGCTTGCTTTGTAACTTTGCTTCGGTCATAATAGAACCGAAGAGTTCTTTTGGAGAGATGGTCGGCTTTTGCTGACCATCTCTTGTTTCTATCTTTATTCTTCTCATACTGCTAATTTTTTTGTTCTTATCTTTAGGTAAAGTTTTTCGCTTTCGGTAAGGAAGGGTATATTTTGGAGGGTTGTTCCTGCATTCACCTGTCCTTGTTTTGCAAAGGTAATCATTTTTGCGAGAAAATGAATCCAAGCAGACATCTTTGTGAAGTTTGTTGAACCTCCGTGCTGGCGAAACTCCACCGTGCGGTGGCGTGCGTAAGCCTCGAGGTTAACCTTGTGGTAGCGATTGTGATTAAAAGCTGCTCTAAGCTCACCAATATTAGAAGCTTGGTTGATGATTGTCTCTGAAATGGTGGTAAGAGGCCTGCAGAAAGTGTTGTTGCGTCTGCTTCGAGGCATGAAGTGGTCGATAACATTCTCAAGGCGCTTGTAAGTGATTACAAGGTTCTTCCAAGTCTGAAGGTCGAATTCAGCAGCGTCCATGTGAACGTGAAGTCCGCAAGAGTCGTTAACCTTAGCGTTGCAGAGGTCGAGGACCCAGCAGACCTTCTCAAGTTCCTCAAGTCCTTGCTCTCCGTGGAGGATTGGGCTAACGAGTTCGAAGGTATCGTTGCCTGAAAGGCTGCTGTCGGTAACTAACTTCCAATGGTCGGTGTGGTCGGTGTGGTTGTAACCCTCAACCTCTACCCTGATGCCTGCTGCAGTAAGTTCTCTTGCGAGGCGTTCACGTGTACAGTTGTAAGCTTCAATCTCGATACCGAAGTTGCGGTTGAAGGTGTAGTCGAGTTGTGGAAGAACTGTTGCTGCTGCCTGCGCTGCGCCCTGTGTCATTCCCTGCATCATGCGCTTGTAGACATTCTGCACAAAGCCGTAGTTCCCGTTTGCTACAAGGTCAGCAACCTGTCTGCGTGTAAGTCCAAGGGTGAGGAGCTTCTGAATCTTTGAAGTCTTTGTTCCGTTCTCGTTAAGAATGCTTTGAATTTGCTCATTCATAATCTTTGTTTTTGAATGTTCTTTGTTTCTAATTGCACTGCTAAGTTAACACTATAATAAGGAACACGCAAGTACTATCGCACTTATAATCAGCGATTTAGGAGTAATTATCTAAAGCTAAAGAACGATACAAAAAAGGGACCAACGCATCACTGCGTCAGCCCCGTCAGTCATTATCCTAAACAATCTTTTAATATGAGAAACTATTAATTATGATTCTACCAACTAATAAACACGATACAAAGGTAAGTATTTAATCACGATTCGCAAAGGACCGACTTAGAACGTGTGTTCCAAGCGTGTCTGGTGCAACGCAAGAGAGCATTAATGTCCATCCGAGGGAGGATAGTTCAGTAGCTACGAAGGGTATCATCTCAGCCTTATCGAGTTCGCCTCGAGATATCCAGTCGATATTGCCTTCTTCAGCGTCAGCTATCATCCAAGCGTGAAGCTTAGAGAGTAATCGAAGGGTCTGATCGGAGGCAAGCATGTACTCAGCAGCGTCAGCACGGTTCGTCATCTTGTTTGCCACGGTAATGGCTATGCGCTGGGTAATCTGGTAAGAATTGCGTCCATCTGCTGACATATTCAGTTCGCCATAATCCACGAATAAGAATGAACCCACTAACTTATCGATGCGCTGCTTTAATTCGTCGAAAGATTGACCATAGACGTAGTTCGTAATCTCAGGGAGTCGCGACACATTGGGAAGTTTATCAAGTGACTCTGCGAGTTCGTTGTAACCAGGGAAGTCGCTCGAACCATTGGTAAGTATAGCACGGATGCCCTCTTTGGCAGGGTATTGTGCGAAATAGAGAAACTGATCTTTAATCATAATATCTTATCGATTACAGAGATAGGAAGCCCCACCTCCTCACTGATTTTTAACTTATCCCATCCAAAACCCTTCATATCCTTGACTGCGTCGATAGTCTTTTTGCGCAGCACCTTCAGATAAGTAAGTACGTTCATCTGCTCTATCTGTTTTGCGTTGCCAAGTCCCTCCTTGGAGAGGTCGTAGAGGGCATCAGAAGCATCGGTGGTGATAGGCTGCTTAGGCTTATGCACGAACTTAGACAGCAAAGCGAATGAGGTCTTGCTGAAGAGATAGTTGTTGAATGCCTGGAAATTAAACGAGATAGCCGTGAGCGTTTCGATGGGTAATTGAGCGAACACCTTAGCTAATTCGTGTGCACGTTCAGAATGGTACTCTTTCTCTGGATAATAGAGAATAGCAGTGAGCAGCGGTAGCGACTCTTCCCCTCGCTCGATAAGTTCCTGCGCCTCGATGTACTGAAGGGCAGTAAGCGAGCAGGTCAGCATACCGAAGCCTGTCTCTATCCGATAGCCTGAATAGGTACGCTCACCAATCCTAACAGAAGGGATGAGCTGCGCACAGAAGCAGAGGTCGACTACGTATTGATAGTCGAGACGGCGCAGCACACGTGCAAGTGGAATATTCAAGCGATAAGGATCTACACGACGACACAACTCGTAAGTATCCTCGTCGACACTATCCAGCACGCTATTGTTATCAGGATAGCTAATTTGAAACATGAACGTGAGCTGCTCGGAGATAGCTACGAGATTAGCAATCTGTTCCTCTGAATGGAACTTACGCTTATCCCAACCCATGATATCGCATAGCCAGTTAATCCGAACTTCTCCAGCGGACAGTTCGCCTGCTGCCATACGGAGGAAGTCGCCCACAAGGCGGATATACTGACGGTAATTCATAGCATCCCAACGATTAGGAATGCTATGAGTCTCACCTTTATATATTAGTTCAATATCCTTCATCATGGCAACATTATAATATTATCATCAGGATTATTGTATGCTGAATTAGAGCAGAAGTCCACTGAAGCATCTGTAGCGAGCAGCGTGTCAGCATTCGAGATGAGTTCCTCTGCTTCGAGGTCGAGCCGATCAGCAAGAGCAAGCGCAGCGTCGTGTTCGTCCTTGCCCGTGCGTGAAGCATGACTATCATCGAAGAGATTACGGATAGTAGGAGGAAATTCCAAGATGTCGAAGCGACGGAGCGACTTTGCAACGGTCTTCTTAAGCAGTGCAAGCGTCAATATCGGTTCTACACGCTCACGGTTATCATCCGTGAGTCTGTCGTAGTAAGCAGACAGACGTTCGTCGAGTGTCTCCTTCTGTAACGGGAGAATACGGAAGAAGAAGAAATAAGAGAGGTCTATTGGATAGATGGAGTCGAACGCTTCGGTGGTCTTTATCTTACAACTGTCTATAATCTTGTAATATCGTGATTTTCGCCACAAAGCAGCTGGGGAATCGGTGTTTTCGCTTGTGATCTCGGTAGACATCAAGCGTTGGATGATAGAATCCATCGCATTGTAGTAATTATCCATATATGCACGCTTCATTCCTTCCACCTCGTACTTATAGACATCTACATGGTTCTTTCTGCGATTAATGCTGTCGAAAATCAACTGTGAGGCCATTGTCATGTTCGCCACAGCAGAGCGCAGGGGTTCTGTGAGTGTTTCATCAGTGCTGTTGACGATGGCATCAAAAACCTCTGCAGTGATGATGGTTTCAACACGCTTGCGAGCGGTAACACCTGACGAAAGCAGGTCGTTCAGGTCCATATTTGTTTCGACACCTGGTGCGTACTTACTGAATGAACCAAAATCCTTGAAAATATCTACTAATACATTCTTCATGACTGCTGCTGATTTAGTCTGTCTTTCGGTGCGACGTCTTCCTGTCGCTGAGGAACCTCACGATAAAAGCCTATACGATAACCCTGCTTATAGAGTTCAGGGAAGTTCAAGCGAAGAGCGAGATTGAACGGTTCTGCACATATCTCGTCCTCTGGTGTGAGCGACATTATATAGATAAGGTAGTTATAGTAAGCGTCAGAACCCGACTTACTGATAACACCATCCTTGCTAACCGCTGTAATAGATGCATCCAAACCAACACTTGATAGTAAGGCTTCTTCTGCTCGTTTATCGTACGAAATCAAAGATTCGATATATTCCTTATACTTAAGGTCGATAGTCTCGATTCTCCATTGCTGCTCGTGTCCAGAGTTATCCATAAATGAAATAGAAGAGTAGGCTTTGCCTTGATTGTCAGCACCGCTCAGATAGTCGCCTATCTTGCGCAGCTCCAATCGCATATACTCTACAAGTAACGATTCACGGTATTCAGTACCGATACTGATACCGTTATATTTAACCAAGTCCTGCTTCTTAGACGAGCGAATCTTATTCTCCTCGCATAGCTTCATTAGCTGATTGCGTTTACTTGACACCCACGAAAAAGGAATGATGATGTGTATCTTCGCTGCAAGGGAATTACGCAAGAAGGAGTTAATGTAGGAGGCGGTCTTATTGCTACCTTGAATATATGGACGTGCGCCCTGGTGGGTTTCGTTCACACCGTAGAACTCATCGACTGATTTCTCTCGGTGGTGTGACACGGCTGCGAATAGATAGTTGTCAACCTCTGACAACAAGAACTTAGGGTATATCTTGTAATTCCCTAATCCGTATGTCCAGCGTCCTACAGCTATATTGTTGAAGTCGCCATAATTAATCTGGTCGTAGGCTACATCCTTACGAGTGGTAGCAAGACGGCAGTGCTTATTCTCTAAGGGTTCCAATCCAGCTACTGGCAACATACCAATACGCTTACCACGTGAGAACCTCCACTTAACGAAGTAATCACCGAACCAGTAGTAGTTCTTGATACAGGTCTTAGCGAACTCCTGTGCAGATGTTTCCATACCACGCTCTTGCCAGCTATTCAACCATTCGTCCCAAGCAGGTAGTGCGGTGTACTCACGTCGTAGCTTACCACCTTCTACTGTCTGCATATAGGCGCATGGTCCGTTACCATAGAGCATCTTAATCTCCTTGCTATACAAGCGAGGCAGCAGGCGGTTCTGCTTTATCTCCATCGTTACCTCTTCGCACAGTGCGTTGTTCATACCACGCATACAGACCTGATAACCATTCACACTCATCCACTGGTGCTCATGGAAGCAAGGCTGCTGACCCTGTGGTATGAGTAGCCCTGGACTTGTCGACAACTCTCTTCCTTCTCCAATCTGAAAGGAGAAGGCGTTGCCGTCCATGACGTAGAGTCCAGCGTTGCCGTGCAGTTCAATACTATCTGTCATAACCAATTTATCTTATGTAGTTTATATCCGTCTTGTGGGAACCCCATATATCTGATGAGGATACGATAGCACATCTTGGGGTTTCCCTCTTGGTCCTCGAAAAGAAAGAAGTTCTCGGCATCTACTTTGAAGCAGTCTTGCGGTAGTTGCGTGCGCCACTTGCAATGTTCCTTACCTATCATCTGCTCCCCTGCCATACCCTGTATGCGAGAGTAGGGGAAGAAGCAGATAGTGAAGTCACCTTGTGGTATCTTACTCATCTCCCTTGCCCATTGCATCGCTTCGATGCCAGTCATTTCAATAGTCTTATCCATTACGTGCGAAATTACTGAAAATCGCTGTGGGAACAAAGGACGATTTTGCCCCCTTCCTGTCATATTTCCCGACTTTTTGGATTTTGCACCGATTTACCGACTTTCAGCGGGGGCGTAACACCGCCGTCGTTTGTTTTTTTTATTTTTTGATTTTCAGAACGCAAACAACTGAAACACAACAAAATAAGATTTTCACCGATGTAAAACACCCCTCATTTTTGCCTATTTTCAAGTACGTTTTGTTTTCGTTTTACCCCATTATTAGCCGTTAAATAGTAAGATTTTCGGGCAAATCATCGGGATAACTGCTTAATTCCTTCTTGATTAGGTCGGAATAAAGACCATATAAAAGGTAAATCATTGCACTTGGAAGCTGTGTTGTTAGTCCTGGTCTTCGCTTGAGTTCCTCCTTCTTCTCTGAAGCTTTGTCGAGTTCTATTTTGCCGTTGGTTTTCTTCAACGGACTGATGAGAATTGCACTGCAAAGGTAAGGGCATTCGTTCTCATCTATTCGCACCTTTGGAAGTGAAGGAATCTTCTCACCAAAGAGCAACTGACAAAGACGAAACTGCTGCCAATGGTAAATAACAGGTGCACCCTCATTGTAGAGGATAACTGAAAAGCCGTAACTCTCTAAGGCTGCCTTCATCGTCAGTGAGTCAGTAGTTATCTGCTCTAATTCCTCACGTGTCTTGTTACCAGCACGGTCGGGATAAAGGTGTATGACCTTATTTACCGCATCAGTACCAAAGAATGAATACACCTGCTGCGCAAGGTTCTGCTGGTCATCGGGTATATACGCCCAAAACTCCTTGATTATATCGAACCGACTACCATAGTCTTTTTTCTGTCCAACGATGAGCGACTGAAAGTTACCAGGGTCGTAACCAATGTAGAGTGGTTCGTGCTTATCGTAATGTCGAAGATAGCGAGCGGTCAGGGTAAAGTGGTCCCTGAGGTTCAATTTCAAAATCTGGTCATAAATATAACTATCCTTGAACTGGTGTCGCTCGTGGTCGTAGGTAGTGAAGAACTTGTTAGTCACCTCTTTGTGACGAATAGCACAAATAGCCGTCAAGAACTCATCCATGTCGAGCGTGTCGAGCTGTGTCTTGAAGAATTTAGGACCCAAAATGTCCTTATTACAAAACGATGAAGCACGGATATAGTAGATTGCATTCCTTCGCATATCTGCCAAACGTGGTTTCCAGCGGGCAACAAAGGCATTAAGGCGTTCATTCTCAAGTCTGATTTTCTCCATTGTGACTGGGTTCTTCGTGTTGCGAAGTTCCTGCTGAAGCATAAACTGCTTATAGAGCGACTGATTGATAGCGAGCGACACACTGGCTATCTCCTCAATGAGCTGTCGGTCCATCTTGTTTTCGTATTCCTCAAACCAATCGTCTTCACCAAGGTCGACACGTGCGGTATCGCTCACACCTGTCACACCTTCATAGTAAGCAGAGCGACGGATGTCAGCTGAGCCACCACGAAGGGATGGGAAAAGGCGTGACTTGAGTTTCTCACCACTGTTGTGCTTCATCTCCTCGACGAAAGCGTGGACGGCATTACGACCTGCGACACTTTCAGGCTGATCTGAAGATACTAATTGAAGGTGTGCACCATTGCGAAAGATGACCGAGTGCTTAGCATAGGCAATAGGGTAGCGTGGTCGACGGAAGTGAGAGGGTAGCTTTGCTTCGCCCACCACATAGTCGATGCCATACTCCAACATTGCTCGCTGCTTTCCATTCACGATGACAGGACGAGAGAACGAAGCCTGAATGTTAGGCCAGACGTTCGTCATCAAGGCGACATAAGTCTTATGCACCAGGAACGAGAGTTCACCAGGCATATCATTCGTCACACGGATAAGACGTGGAACGATAACGCCCTCCGTCTTACCAGTAGCACGAGCCCACTCTGCATAGAGCATATTCGGGTCGATAATATTCGCCAACAACTGCACACGATTCATATAGTAATGCTCGAAGTCAACTGTAGGCTGTTCGTTGTTTTGTGTTGTTAATTCGTCAGTCATTTGGAATCTCCTCTACTATTTCAGCGTCTTGTATGTCAGCATCACGCAGCAGTCGCTTCTTCTCCTTCTGCTCGATAGGCAGCGAGTCGATAAGCGTAACATAAAAACCTTCGTTGTGTTTCGCTGCAATGTCCTTGAGACTCTTCTTTGAGAAACCAAGTTCCTCAGCTGTGATGCTTGGTGTGATAATAAACGTAACACCAAGGTCTCTATCGGCTTCGGAGATTTCAGAAGCACGACGACGACACTCCAGCGCACGTTCGTAGCACTTGCCTTGTGTCTTATAGTCACCAGACAGTGCACAGAGCTTGGCAAGGTTCTCAAACTGGTTAGCGTACTGATTCTCCCATATCTTGATAGGTACGTTGTTGTCTACTTGGAAGTAGTTGATGGCTTCGTAAAGGCGAGCCATACAGGTGCGCTGCTCTATCTTGATACCTTGATTAGCATTGATGCGCTGTTGCAGCTTACGAGCCGCACGAGTTATGTTGCGTTCGTGTTCGTAGATTTCCATTGCCCACTGCAATTGCTCCAAGAACTTCTGTAGCTCTTGGGGAATAGCGTCGCACTTGCCAGTGGCAAAGAACTGCGATATTAAGTCGGGGTGTATCTGTTCGATACGGTCAAGTTGTGTCATACGCCAAAAAGGTCTTTTCGCAATTGCTCTTCCTTTGCCTGCTGAATAATCTCACGCAGTTCCTTCACGGCTTCGGTGCTGCCATCCTTAGCCATTTCAACAAGCTTGGTAAGGATTGCACGCATATCCTCTGTGACGTTCACGAGCATTGCGATGTCTGCAAGAAGTTTCTGAATATCTGAATCCATAACGCAAAGATAATCAAAGAGGAAAAACAGGCAAAAGACAGACCATTTTCCTGACGTCAGGAAAAAGAAGCAGCGTGCCTCACGGCAGACTGCTTCACAATTTGAGAAATGCTTAAAAAAAAATTATATCTTCAGACGGCAATCGTGTCGAGGATGTCGTTATATTGTTCGAGTGCTTCGAGGTAATTGTCGATGGCTGCCGTGTCGGTGGGTGCTGCCTTGAATTGGTCCCACGCTGTGCGCACTGCGCTATAGGCTACAGAGGGCGAATGAGTGAGGGCAATAGTCATAGCGCACCTCCTTCCAACCATTCAGCCACGAAGCAGGCAGCCAAGAGAACTACGAGGAACAGATGAGCGTAGCAGACCTCCTTATGCGTGAAACGCTCACCGCATAGACGTGAGAAAGTAGCTGACTCGCCATTAAACCACTGTGAAAACTTACTGCGCTTTTCGCTTGCCCAATCCTTGAGCGTGAACGACCGCTGCGCTGTGCGGAGGGTTGTTGGTTGCATATTGCATCATTCTTTAAGCATCCACGGAACTGCCGTGGCAGAGACACAGAGAAGCGGCTGCACATCCCGCTGCTTAAAGAATGATGTCTCTACCCGAAGGGCTTTGAAAATTCTACGGAATGGCAACCGCCAATATTTTTATGAGCATAAAAAACGCCCAATCGAAAACGTTGAGCAATGACCGATGCTCTCCGGGATAGTCTACTATCATTCTTTAAGCACTGCAAAGATAAGCATTCGTTTTGAATAATGCAAGCGAAACGCAAATAATTTTTGCGTGACGCAAGTATTTTATAAGAAATCCCCTGCTTCACAGCGTGAGGCAGGGGACGGCTAAAGATTAGAAAGTCAATGACTATCCTTATGGATGATAGTCTGGGTCAACGGATGGACCGCTTGGATTGCTTTCTGTTTTGTGGTTTATCTTACCAACATTGTCGCTCTTCTTCACCTCGTAAGGCTTGAAGTCGATACCCGTGAGGAAGGCACGTGTGCGCCCAATGTCGCCAGCTTTCCAGTGGGTTTCTGGTTGGAAGTTGATGCGCGTACCGACAATGTTCTTGGCTACGTTGAATTTCTCAACCGAATCGGCAGGCTTGGTTTTCAAGCCAACCTTGAACGAGCCGAAGCCGTCGAGCACTACTCGGTCGCCATTACGCATGTGGCGAGCCATTACGTTGACGAGTTCACGCAGAACTGCGTAGACATCCGCCTGCTTGGCAGAGGTGTTTTCCTCAATCTCCTTAGAGATAGACTCGAGGTCGGCAACATCACTGACAACGGCACGTGCATAGAACTTGCCTTTGGTTTTACTCTTTGTGCGAACGTCTTGGTAAATCTTAAATTTTACTGACATAATACATTGATTTTAAGGGTTAATAAATAGATTTATATAAAGCTATGCTTTTGATGATAGAAAGCTATGCTTTGGACGATCAAAAGCAATGCTTTGGAGGATCGAAAGCTATGCTTTGGATTTCTGTTCCTGCTGCTGCTCAAGAACCATTCTGAACAGTCGCTCTTTCTCTTGGTACTTTTGGAGGTTCCGCTTGTCAGCCTCTCTTTTCTCTTTACGATCTTTGCGCTTAACGAACGATTTATAACGCTTGATGTTGTCGAGAACATTCTTATGCTGACGGAGGAACTCGGCTGGGTCAGTGCGGAGCAACTTGATGAGTTGGGCTATCTCTGAGCGTCCGAAGAGTATCGGGTGCTTACAGAGGAACTTACCCGTGTCGTTGAAAGATTGCAGCTCGGCAAATGCTTGAAGATTGCGGATGCGCAGTTCTG